AAATAATTGGAATTGCTTGTTTGGCAATCATCATCGTAAACTTTGGCAAACCAGCCGATCTATTAAAACGCTATCTGTACGGGAGCGACTATTCCAAATGGAAGCGAATGAAACCACTTGACTGTGCGTTCTGCTTGTCTTGGTGGTTGGGTTTGTCCTTTTTCTTGTACACCTACGGTTGGGTGGGGATACTTTACGCATCCATCGCCACCGTGATTGTGGCACTTCTTGAAACAAAACTATGAGCAATATTGAATTTATACTATCACTCCAACCGTTGTACGACAACTGGAAGAAAACACAAGTATTCGCACCATCACCGGAACAAGGGGCAATCCTGAACAATGTCCACCGTGAAATCTTCGGAAGGAACTTGCCTAATTGCAGTACTTGTGTGACCGAAGCATTGCACTCACTTTTGATATGGGCTAACCAACAACAAGAAGCCATCACCAAAGCACAACTTGCCGATGATGAGCATAAACCAAAGAGGAGAAGAAAGAATGAGCAATGAAGAAACACACAATGACATACCTAAACCATTTCGGATATGACATAAGTGACTTCATCCCTTGTGAGGTGTGTGGCAAAACTGCCGTGGACATCCATCACATTGAACCAAGACAAATGGGAGGGACAAAGACAAAGGATGTGATTGAGAATCTACAAGCATTGTGCAGAGAATGTCACATTAAATATGGTGACAAGAAACAATACAAGGACTTCTTGAAAGAGAAGCACCAAGAGAAATTGAAAATGTGAGATAAATGAGAAAACTATGGCGAACGAGCAAAACTTAAAACCATTCAAGCCGGGAGAGGATGAGAGAAGAATTGGCAACGGAAGACCAAAGAAACTCATCACACAAATGAAGGAGATTGGGTACACCAAATCCCAAGTGGAAGATACGATGTTGTCTATGTTGTCTCTTGGGCGCAAGGAACTGGAGAAGATAGATCGTGGTGATGAGTACACGATAATGGAACGCACGATTGCCGGTGCATTGCTGAAAGGTCACGACAAGAACTCTCTGTTCAACTTGGAGATGTTGCTCACACGATCACAAGGCAAACCAAAAGAAACCATTGACCAAACGATAGAAAGTAAAAATTTCACAATAACTTTGAATTTAGATGAGAGCAAGTTGGAGAGGTGATGACAAACTCCCACCACAAGATGAAGACATCCAGGTGGTTTACACTACGGATGCGAGAATAACTTTGGCAAGGTACTTCGATGACCTTTGGGTTGAGGAGTATAGCAATGCAATTATTGATGTGGCATATTGGATGCCTATCCCAGTAACCCCGAACGAATGACACCTGAAGAGAAAGCATTCCAACTCAAGGAGAGTTTTGGCAACGGATTAACCACAAGAGATTGTGCGTTGATTTGCATTGATGAAATACTTGAAGCCTTGTCGTATAACTCGTGGCAAAATAGAAATGAGATAATTTTCTTCGTTGGTGTAAAAAAACAACTGCAAGAATTATGAGAGTAATCCAATCCGGACATCTTGGTGATTTGATCTATTCACTCACGGCAACCAAGCGAGTTGCAGAGTTACACGGTGCGGTAGATTTTCACATCGGATTCCGTGAGCAGAATACTGTTTCCGGTCATCCAAGCGGAGGATACTGTATGAACTTAAACTCATACGAATATATCAAACCATTACTTGAGCATCAATCCTACATCCGAAAGGTCGAGATGCACTCGCACATCGATATGGGTTATGACTTCGATAAGTTCAGGCATCACGGATTGAATCTCGCTGCTGGTGATTTAAGACGGAATCACTTCCTTATCTATCCTGAATTGATAACAGACCTTCACGAACCTTGCATTGAAGCGAGTGAACCGATTCCATACTTTGCCGACAAGATTCTCTTGAACTTCTCTGCTCGTTATCGCAATCACGACATCAACTATTTTCCATTGAAGGAACACAAGTGCGTTTTCTTTGGATATGAATCCGAATACATCGCATTCACCGAGAGATGGCAATTGGATTGTGAACTATTGAAATGTCAGGATGCATTGATGTTGGCAACCATTGTCGGCAGTTGCAAGGCGTTCATTGGGAATCAGTCAAGCACCTACGCCATCGCAGAGCAAATGAAGGTAAAACGATTGCTTGAGGTATGCGTTCACTCACCAAATGTTATCCCTGTCAACAATGGCTTTGACTATTTAACGAATCAAGGCTTTAATTACTTACTTAATACCCTATGAAACTTTTAATACTAACAGACGGAATCAATGGTGTTGTTTACCATCGCATCTACGCACCACATTTGAGAATGCAAATAAACGGAGAAGCGGTGGTTGATGTCTGCCAATCACAAGCCGAATGGATGAAGGTTGACCTTGCACCCTACGATGTGATTGTCTTCTCACGATGGCTTGGAAAGAACCAGTACGATGTCTTGAAACGAATCACGGATGCCGGGAAGCCTTATGTGATTGATGTGGATGATTATTGGGTACTTCCGAAATACAACCCTGCATACTGGGCATATCGCAAAGGGATCAAGAATTCCATCAAGGATGCCATCAACTATGCGGATGCGGTATTCTGCACCACTCAAAAACTCGCCAATGAGGTGAGGACAATCAACGAGAATGTCTACATTGTGCCAAACTGCCTGGATACATCTCACAACCAATGGAAGCAACCAAAGGAGAAGAACGAGAGAGTAAAAATTGGATGGGTTGGTGGAATCACACACGAGGAGGATTTGAAGCTCATTGCTGATGACATCAATTCAATGGATGTGGATTTCTACATTTGCGGTTACACTCCGAGTGATCATTGGAACAACATTGTCAAACTGATTCCCAAAGCCAACATCGTTCAAGGCACTTCGGTATTTGAATACGGTGAGGTATACAAGCACTTTGATTTCGTACTTGCACCCCTTCAGGACAACCACTTCAACAACTGCAAATCGGAGTTGAAGATTGTGGAAGCCGCTGCCTATTCTATCCCCATTATCTGTTCAGCAGTTTACCCATACCTATACCATACCGGAAACGATGGTGTGATTTTCGCCACCCAAAATAACTGGAAGGCATCCATTGAGAAGTTGATTGATGCTGGTCATTCTGTGAGACGGTCAATGGGCGAATCAAATCGCATCTATTGTGAGACATACCACAACCTTGAACTGCACAACCTAACACGATTAAGTGTGTACCAAAGTTTATGCAAATAACCTATCAAAGACCATATGTCACGAGTTACCAAAAGGACATCCTTGATTGTGATGCTCGTTTTACCATTACTGCTGCGAGTACAAAGACGGGTAAGACGGCAAGTCATATCATATGGTTATTTGAACAAGCGTTGAAATGCAAGGACAATCAATCGGTGTGGTGGGTTGCACCGGTATACCAACAAGCGGAGATTGCATTCCGAAGGATGAAGTCACAAGTCACGGACAAGAACTTCTTCATCAGCAACGAAACCAAACTTTTGCTCACTCTTCCCACGGGTGCAAGGATAGAATTCAAATCAGGTGAGAAGCCTGACAACTTGTATGGGGATGATGTGTATGCTGCGGTGATAGATGAAGCATCTCGTATGCGTGAGGAATCGTGGTATGCTATGCGTTCAACCCTAACTGCCACACAAGGCAAGTGCAAACTGATTGGGAATGTCAAAGGGAAAAAGAATTGGTTCTATAAGTTAGGGGAAAGGGCGAGAAGCGGTGAGAATGAATATAAGTATTTCAAGATAACGGCATATGATGCGGTCAAGGAAGGCATTCTCAAACTTGAAGAGGTTGAACAAGCCAAACGAGATCTCCCACTTCACGTTTTCAACGAGTTGTATTTGGCAGAACCAGCCGATGACAAGACAAACCCATTTGGAATTGATGCAATCCGTAGTTGCTACAAGCCAGTAACCAACAAAAGTGTTGTCGCTTGGGGTGTGGATTTGGCGAAGTATTCGGATTATACGGTTATAATTGGTTTAGATGCGAATAATTGCGTGGCATATGTAGACCGATTCCAAGCGGATTGGTCGCAAACATTGGCAAAGATTACGACATTGATTGGTGTGATTCCTGCATTCGTGGATTCAACTGGTGTGGGTGATCCTATCGTTGAGCAATTGCAACGAAGCCATCCCCGAATCAAAGGGTTTAAGTTCACATCACAGAGCAAACAACAACTGATTGAAGGGTTGGTCATCAGCGTACAAAATAGGGAAGTGTATTTCCCTGAAGAACCCATAGGCTCGGAGATGGAGAACTTTGAATTTGAATACACAAGAACGGGTGTGAGGTATACTGCACCACAAGGGTTGCACGATGACTGCGTGATGGCTTTGGCTTTGGCAGTTGACTGCAAGAAACACAACAGACCGGGAACTTTTTATTTTGCTTAAACCGTTACAAATTGAAACGATATGAACTGGA